GAATTCCATGATAAGAGCAAGACAACAAAACTAAAAATATATACTTGTGGGGTTAATCCCCCACAAGGCTATTTAAGGAGGTATTATGGCAAAGGCATTTGATCCAAGTAAATTCAGAACGGCACTTACAAAAAGCATAACAGGCATGAGTGCTGGTTTTAATGATCCAACAGATTGGATCTCAACAGGAAATTACGCATTAAACTATTTGGTTAGCGGAGATTTCCACAAAGGCGTTCCGCTAGGCAAGGTGACTGTATTCGCAGGTGAATCCGGTTCAGGTAAATCTTATTTTTGTGCTGGTAACATTATCAAGGCGGCACAAGAACAAGGAATCTTCGTTGTATTGGTAGATTCCGAAAACGCACTAGATCAAGACTGGTTAGAAAGACTTGATGTACAAACTAGCGAAGATAAACTATTGAAACTTAATATGTCAATGATTGATGACGTAGCAAAGACAGTTTCAACATTTATGACAGACTACAAAGCTATGAATGAAGAAGAACGTCCTAAAGTATTATTTGTAATTGATTCTTTAGGTATGTTATTAACTCCAACAGATGTTGATCAGTTCCAAAAAGGTGATATGAAGGGTGATATGGGTAGAAAGCCTAAGGCACTAACATCACTTGTTAGAAACTGTGTTAACATGTTTGGTAGTCATAATGTAGGATTGGTAGCAACCAATCATACGTATGCTTCGCAAGATATGTTTGATCCAGATGATAAAATATCAGGTGGACAAGGATTTATATATGCTAGTTCTATAGTTGTAGCTATGAAAAAACTAAAACTAAAAGAAGATGAAGACGGTAATAAAGTCAGTGATGTCCGTGGTATTAGAGCGGCTTGTAAAGTAATGAAAACAAGATATGCTAAACCCTTTGAAGGCGTACAAGTTAAGATTCCATATGAAAGAGGTATGGATCCTTACAGTGGACTTGTTGACTTGTTTGAAAAACAAGGATTACTGGTCAAAGATGGAAATAGGCTAAAATATGTTGATGGAAAAGGCGAAGAGCATAAAGAATATCGCAAGAACTGGACAGGTGAAATGTTAGATATGATTATGTCTAATTTAAACGCCAATAATGATTCTGTGGTAAATACCAAGGTCGAAGAACCAGCTGAAACAGAATAGGAGCAACAATGGACTCGAGCATGATAGTCGATATTTGGAATACTTTTAAAGAAAGTATCGAGAAAAAACATATAGAAACAGTAGCAGAAAGATATGTAGATGTGTGTGCTGACTTTGGTACAGATGATACTGCCTTTAGAGATGCTATGGGAAATTGTGATAATTTAGATGCGGCAATTTCATATTACTTAGACATGGAAGACCCTGAAGATTATGATGAAAATGACCCAGAAAATTGGGACGACTAAATGGGTTACTACTCTACTGTAGCAAGAGATATTAATAAGATTCCTGATGCTATACAACACTTTGAAACAGAGTTAAGCGCCGCAAGAGTTGAAACAAAGCTCAAAGGCAACGTAGAACGTGCGGCGGCTGAACTTCCGGGCATTGTAGAACATCGATTCCAACAACTTCAAGAAATAGAAGCAATTTTAAATTATTTGAATATTGAATTACGTAGATTACGTAGCACATATTTTAAAAAATATTTAGAAAACTACCAAAGAGCTCTATCTAGTAGAGACGTTGAAAAATACGTTGATGGAGAAGCAGACGTAGTAGACTACGAAAAGATCATAAATGAATTTGCTCTTCTAAGAAATAAATGGCTCGGCTTGCTTAAAGGACTTGACCAAAAACAATGGCAGATCACCAATGTAGTCAAGTTAAGAGTAGCAGGCATGGAAGATGCGTCATTATAAGTTTCAAGTTCCAGAAAATAGCAGAAAATTAAGAGGACAACTTTTCACATACCTATATAGGCTTTGTGATGTAAAAACAATCAGTGGTCCTGAAGATATAGAGAAAGATAGATATCTAGCGTTTAGTCATCCGTTCGATGATTGGATATTTGACTATATCGTTAAAAATAAAGATTTAAATTTTTTCCATATTGATAACGGATATATAGGTAACCATAGGCATAAAACACCTTGGCACTATAGGATAAGTTATAATTCTTTACAAAATACAAAAGTAAAACAAGTATCAAGTAGCAGAATAAACCTCCTTGAAATTGATGATAAACTTTGGTCTGATGATTGGGATCTACGAGGAGATTACAACCTGATTGTGCTACCTAACCAATCCAATATATTTAAATACTTAGGAGAAGATTATGATACATGGAAAAGACAAACATTAGATCATTATCACTCATTAAAAGTGCCTTGTAAGGTAAGAGAAAAACAAGGTAAGCGTAGAAAGAGATATGAAGAAATTTTACCTATGATGAGAAACGCAAAAAAGGTTATAACATATCATAGTATGGCGGCTGTTGAAGCATTGTGTTTAGGAAAACCAATTGAAATACTAGGACAAAGTGCTGTTCAACATTGGCAGAACAAAACAAATTTTAATAGAAAGGAAATGTTAGAACACATAGCATGGAGTCAGTTCAATAGAGATGAATACACTAATGGCACAGCATGGGACCTAACATTTGAGTATCAGGTTAATAGATGAGTTATGTAGAACTAGATGGTTGGAGAACTATACCTCAAGACATTTGCCTTAAAAGTGCTAAGAAACAAGGCAATGGAAAAATTGAGGAATATCAAAATTGGGAATTACAAACGGCAATTTCTCATTGTGCTAAACTTAGAATAGCAGTTGACATAGGAGCTCACGTTGGAATAACTTCTTTTAGATTGAGCCAGTCATTTGAACATGTTCACGCTTATGAAGTAAACACAAAACTATTACCTAGCTTATTATACAATCTAGACATGAAAAAAGTTTATAATGTAACTACTCATCCTGTTGGTCTTGGTGATACAGAAAAAGATGTAGACATTATTGAAACACATAAAAGTTTTAGTACACATATAGATCCCAATGCTACTAAAGGAAAATATAAAATTAAAACATTAGATTCTTTTGAATTACAAAACGTAGACTTTATTAAAATAGACGCAGAAGGATATGAGCCTTTGATTGCTAAAGGAGCAATTGAAACCTTAAAAAGATGTAAACCAATTATCCTATATGAAAGAAAAGATCATCCTGCTAGGTATGGATTTGAAAGAGAAAGTATAAGAAGTGTACTTATGGATATAGGATATAGAATGGTTAGAAAATTAGGTAAAGGCGAAAAGAATGCCGTATTAGCATATAGACCAGAAATGAGTCGTGATGTTTGAACTTCCGCAACTACATGGACATAATGTTCCTAATAAAGCAAAAGACATAATATTTTTCAGTTGCGATTATGACTATTTTGATAGACACGGATACGCATTAGCACAAAGTATAAACAGAACTATAGGTTGGATACACGTTCATTGCCATATAATTAACGAAGGTAATATGAATCAAACAGTACTGGATCAACTATCTCTACATTATCCTTTCACATATTCATATGAACATGTTAGCAAAGAATTATACAGCAATCTAAAGAAAAATCATAAAAGAATGAAAGAAGGACAGGATATATTTAAGACAGGTGATCTAGACTACATTGCTAGGCGAACTTATCTAGCAAGTGCTAGATTCATGCGATTATATGAAATTTTTCAAAAAGAAGACCAACACATATTTCAACTTGATTGTGATACAATCTTAAGAAATGGTTTTCATCAAAAGGACTTCAGACAAATAGCTGAAAATGTAGCTGTTATGCCAAAACCAAAAGATCCTGGAATCTTTATTGCTAGTGCTTTGTGCTTAGGTTTAGGCGATAAAGGTATAAGGTTTAGAAAACTGTTTAGCAATAATATGATAGAAGCATTTACAAAAGAAATTTACTGGTTTGTTGATCAAGATGTGTTGAGAGATACAATGACAGAATGGGCTAACATGGGTGAAACATTTGAATACATTCCTTATCAATGGAATGCTTGGGGTCAAAAGAGATACGATATATTTTCCACAGGCAAAGGTAATAAAAAGAACGATAGAAGATTCAAGGCGGCACAAATGAATTGGCTTCCTGAACATTGGAAAAAGATAATTAAGAAAGAAGTATTAAATTTACCATGACACAAGGCTACATAATATATCTGCCAGACTATCCTGATAGTGTTAAAATGGCAACACGGGCAATGAAGAGTGCTGAAAGGAATGGTTGGCATGTACAACTATATGAAGGTGTTAATGGTACAAATGTTGCATTGGAAGATTACAACTTACGATCATCATTAGTAAATAAGAAATGCCAACGACTATTAGAACGTCCTGGTACACAAGGATGTTTTCTTAGTCAATATCTATTATGGGAAAAATGTTTTGTTTCACAAACACCTATATGTATATTTGAACATGATGTTATATTTAAAAAACCAATGGGAGAGATACAAGACTGTGATGTGTACAAGTTTGAAGGATTCAACAAAGCAAAACCTATAGCACCAGGTAATTGGTATGAGGGTGCTAGAGCATATCATATAACACCAGATGGTGCTAGAAAACTGCTAGACTGGGTATTTGCTAATGGAGCCATGCCAGCAGACTGGATGCTGTGTGATGGTATTGTAGATATGAAATTTGATAAACATAATAAAGTTACATTTAAATCAGGAATGAGCTTTACTAAGGATTTACAATGAACAGAATGATATATCAAGTAGCTGTTGGATCACAAAGTAAGCTATATCTACATTGTATAGAAAGCGTAAAAAAATATTGTGAAAAATATAACATTACTCACATAGTTCAAAATGAACCTATTTTAAAAATACGTCCAGATGAAACCAGAACAGGTAGAAGTAAAGAAGCAGTAAACAGATTAGGATATCTTCCTATATATGAAAAAGAAAATGCTTTCACTCATTTAAATAATTATGATCAAATTGCTATAATAGATAGTGATATCTATATTAAGATAGATGCTCCTAATATATTTGATACACTTACTGAAGAGTATGCTTTTGGAGCAGTAGCAGAAAGAGAGTTGCCTTGTGCTAAAAAATACAAATCCAAAATAAGAAAGTATTCGAAAGCGGCATTCGAACATTTAGATGATGTAGACTGGAAATGGAATCATTTAGGAGCAGAATTTTACAATATGGGATTAATGGTGATCAATAGTAAAAAATTTTTGCCATACTTAAAAAATCAAACTCCTAAAGAATTTTTATCAAGATCAGAATTCAAAGACTTTGTAGACGGCGTTGGTTATAAAAAATGGTCAACAGACCAAATGTTATTAAATTGGTGGGTAAAAAAAGAAAGTATACCTACTAAAAATTTAGATTGGAGATACAACGGCCTATACAAAGGAATAGAAGACAACAGACTATCAGAAGCATTTTTTGTACATTTTTTCCTAAAAGATCTGCTTCCTGAAAGAGGAGAAAACGTTTCAACCCTAATGGAGGCAATCAAATGAACGTAAACGAGTTTGGTCACTGTAAAGACCTAAAACAGTTTTATAATGAAATAAGAGAATTTTATCGTAGTCATTATAAAGATGATTTTTTAAGATACTACGATACATTACAAAGATTAGCAAGTGAATGTAATACCTACAGAGAGCTAGGAGTAATGCAGGGCGGATCAGCCGCGGCTGTTTTGTCAGGCAATAGCAATATAAAAGCAGAACTTATTGATAGAAGTTTTCAACATTTGAATAATCATAAACATGTATTCAATGGTTATAATGTTACGTTTGTTGAAAGTGACTCATTAGTTTGTCCTGTAAATGAATGCGAGATGACCTTGATTGATAGTATGCATCATTATAAGCATGTCAACAAAGAAATACGTAGATATGAAAATAGTGTTTCAAAATATTTGGTATTCCATGATAGTAATTATCATGAAATAAAAAGAGCTATTGACGAATGCGTAGCTAGAGGTAAATTTAAAATGAATATTCTAGATGATAAAAGCTATGGGTATTGTGTGCTAGAGAGAAATTAATGCCTGAATGTAAGGCTTTAACAGGACATCTAAATGTAAGCATAGATGGTACCTTTATTCCTTGTTGCCGTTACAACATTAATAATAACAAGAAGTTTTCTATACATGATTATACGGTTGAGGAATATCGGAATAGCGATTTCTATAAAGCTATCAAATCCAATATGGAAACTGGTTGGGATGATGGTTGTTCCCAATGTAAGGCCGAAGAAGAGAGGGCATATAAACCTAGTTTGCGGGAACGCATGAATAAAGACATAACTGGAAATAAGCATATTGAGTATGTTGAAATCAGCATTAGTAATCAGTGTAACATTACTTGTAGAATGTGTGGACCAAAATATAGCAGTAAATGGGCAACAATAGAAAACATAGAAATACCAAAACAAAATTTTAAAAACATAATAGATAAAATCGATTGGACGCATGTCAAGAAAATAAAATATTTAGGAGGCGAACCTTTTGTTACAAAAGAATTTAAAATGCTTATAGATAAGTTAGCAACACTTGGCGATGTTCAATTAATGTTAAACACAAATTGCACATTATTTCCTTCTAAGTATATCGATAAACTTAAAAAATTAAAAAAATTGGGCGTGGCATTAAGTATAGACGGTATAGGTAAGGTCGACGAATACATAAGACAAGGCACCGATTGGGATACAAAACTAAAAGTTATCAAACAATGGGAGGATTATCAAAAGAATAACAGTAATTGTCATATTTGGATTCATACCGTGGTACAGGCACATAACATTCATGATATGAAAAACATAAAAGCGTTTGCCGAATCGCATGGCTGGAATTGGTCTCCTGTGGTTATTAATTGGCCCGAAGAATTCCAATTACATGCTTTGGATAAAGAATATGTCAATCAGATAAAAGACGGCGATAATGCTGTGTTTTTAAATACAATAAGTAATTATAGTGAAGCCCTTAATAAAAAATTTAAATCAACTACTAAACGATTAGATAAATTGTTTGATACAAAGTGGCAAGACATTTTGTGCTAGAGAAAAAATTATGAAACACGTTGTAATGAGATATATGAGTACAAGAATAAAAGACCTTCCTTACGGGTGTCCTGGATTTGGAGACATTGTACACTCAACTTTATTGACATATAATTACGGGCAAGCCTTTAATGAACCAGCAACATTACATATTGCTGGACATCAATACAATAGAGATAAGCCTACAACATGGACAGAAGTAATTAATTTATTTCCAAAAGATAGTGTTCATTTGAAATGGTATAGATATAAATCCGAGCACAATCAGGACCAAGGATTTTTTGATTTAGTAAGACAAGAACATCCAGACGCAGTTTTACATTACTACGAAAAGTATCCTGGCAAGATACAAAAAGTTATTCAGCCAAGTTTTTTTGTTGACGAATATATGAAATCCTATCCTTGTTTGAAACCAGAATGTCCTTATCCAGAAGCAGAAAAAAGTTTGTTACCAGAAAAATTTGTTACAGTTCAAGTAGATGCCGGTAGTAAAAAACGTATGCTTAAACCTCACCAAATGAATAATATTTTAAATTTTTGGATTTCAAAAGGATACAAGCCTATATATTTAGGAGGACAGGCTTCACATCCATTATTACAAAGAGCGCCAATGGCAGGGTATGCTATGAGTAAAGCTAGGGCACATATTGGTGTAGACAGTGGTTATATGCACTTGGCTCAATGTTTCTTTAAGCCGGAAGACATATACATATATACTAACAGACCATGGGATAAATGGGAACATCATTTAAAGATGTTTAAAGATAACGGGGTTAATATAAATGAATACTATTAAGTATGACGGAAAAGAATATTTAGAATTACAATCAAAAGGTTATGCGGCACAATATGCGTTTCCGTTTGCTAAACAAATACTAACAGGAAAAGGATTAGACATAGGACCTAACAGAGAAGAATGGTCGTTTCCTGGAGCAAAGATGATTGATCTTGTAATACCTGACGAGTATGATGCTTTTAATTTACCTAATGAAAAATTTGATTATATATTTTCTTCACATTGTTTAGAACATTTAAATGATTGGGTTGGCGCACTTAACCACTGGTCAACTAGATTACACAAAGGTGGCATTATCTTTTTATATCTTCCGCATCCAGACCAAAGATATTGGAAGCCTTGGAACAATAGAAAACATATTCATATTTTAGAACCTAAACATATAGAAGACTATTTTGTATCTAAAAAATTTAATAAAGTTTTTGTAACACAAGGTTATGACTTGAATCATTCATTTTACGCAGTAGCAGAATTGTAAGGAAAGATGAATGGATTGGACGAAATACGATTTAATTACATTTGGATGTAGTCATACCTACGGGGCTGGATTACCTGATTGTTGGATACCAAATAAAGGACACGGTCCAAAACCTAGTAATAATGCTTGGCCTTCTGTATTAAAACAAAAATTAAATTTTAAAAGTCTTAACAATAGCTCACGTCCTGGATCAAGTAATAAAATGATTGCCAAAACAATTATAGAATATCCAGAATATACAAAACATAGTGTGGTTGTTGTGTTATGGGCTAATTACAGTAGACATACTATCTATGCTAATAAAAAGACAAATTTACACATGTTACCACAAATGATGAATGACAAATTCAGACACATAATTCAACGTGGAGTAGATAGAGATGATTTCATGCGTAAAGTAAAAAGTTATTATGAAGATTTTTACGAAGAGTTTGATTCTATATTTGATCAAACTATCCGAATGAATTATATACACGCTTTCTTAAAAAGTAAAGGAATATTAAATTTTCATTTAATACAAGAACATTCGTGGGGAGATCATAAAAAATATTTTAATGACTTCATGATAGATAATATTCATGCTAAAACTTTTAACTGGAGAAAAGACTTTAAAATTGATGATGCCCTAGATAAACCAGACCCACATCCGGGGTTACGCAGTCATGTACATCTAAGTAACTTTATTAAAGGATGGTTAGATTCATGCGACTAGCAGTTTGTATATCTGGAGTCAATAATAAGAACAGTCGTATTGTAAAGTTCTTAAAAGAAAAAATTCCAGAAGCAACATATTTTTATCATACTTTTTCTAATAAAACAAATTTGATCGATAAAGAATTACATGATAACCTATTTACGATGCACTATCCTAAGTGGCATTATCATCCTATGGAAGTACCAAATATATGTAAACACGGTAAGTTTAAAAAATATGTAGAACAAAAGTTAAGTTGGGACAAGTTATATTATGGTACAGTTCCAATTTTACAACATTGTGATCTATTACGTAAGATCCCAAAAGAATACAATTTAATAATTAGATGTGACTGGAACACACAGATAGATAGGCAGGTTGATTTACATCATTGGTATAGAAAAGCATTTGAACAAGGACCTATTGGCTTTATGGTTAGAGATAATAGAGGACCAAATTTTGGCTCAGGTAAACTACAGGAACTACCAAAAGACGAAAATGATATTAATAACGATTGGTTTCATTTTTTACCTAGTAGCTTGATAATACATCATAGAAAACATTTTGATGTAAAACAAGTAACACAATTAGACAAGAACTGTGAGTTACTGCCTAATGAGTGGGGTTGGTATCAAGTGTTAAGTGCTCCTTATGGTGGGATTCACACCAGCGTTCATGGTTTTGCTAAAGAGCTTAAATAACATGGAGAAAAGATTATGAATCTACAAGAAGTTTTTGTAAAACATAAATGTGATAAAGGAATCAAACATAGATATTGGGAACTTTATCAAGAAGATTTCACGAAGCATAAAGACGATCCAATTAACATATTAGAAATAGGTACGTTCAAAGGCGAAAGCACAAATGCGTGGTTAGAATATTTTTCACAGGCAAAAATTTACACTATAGATACATTTGAAAGAGTACAAGCCAAAGACTTACCTTGTTTGGAAAATAACAGAGTACAATGGGCAAAACTAGACAGCACATCTGAAAACTGTAACAGTCATTTTAAAAATCAAGGAATAAAGTTTGATATTATTATAGACGACGGTTTACATACACCCGAAGGGCAAAGACTTACATTTGAAAGACTATTTGAATTCTTAAAACCGACAGGCAGTTATTATATAGAAGATGTATGGATGCTAGACAAGGTTGATAGAAATCATCATTGGATTACAAGTCATCCAAACGATTTTACAATGGACAAATACAACAAACTTATAAGTGTTATTTCTGAACAAGAAGTTACACATCACAACTTCAGCAGTAAAGCTGTGCCAGATAGTTATATTTTAAAAATTAAATGGAAGCATTCGTAATATATATTAAAGGTCATGAAGATAGTGAAAAGTTTTCTGATCGCTGTGTACAAAGTATAATAGATACTGAATCAGAACTTGATATAATAAAATTTCCTGCTATCACTCCGGAAAATATGTGGAAAGTTAATTATACTTGGCCACTACGTAAAAAACGTTTGTGTGAAAAGACAAACTTATTGCTTTCTGCTTATAAAACATACGACAACAACAAACGCATTGCCGCCGCTCAGAGCCATTATATGCTTTGGCGTAAATGTGTGACGCTTGATAAACCAATATTAATATTAGAACATGATGCTATCTTTATAAAGAAATTTGACATGAAGATAATGGACTGGTGGCCTGGTGAAGGTGCTGTGAGTATTAACAATCCTATAGGGGCAACCTTTGGATCAAAAGAGTATGATGCTAAATTGGATAATGGTATAAACGAAGTGCCTTGGTTGGTTGACAAAAACATACCACAAGGTCTACCTGGTAATAGTGCCTACGTGCTTTATCCAGATGCGGCAAAGGAACTAATTAGATTACAGGAAGCAATAGGTTGGTGGCCTAATGACGCTATAATGTGTAAGCAACTTTGTCCGTGGATTAGATGTTATAAGCCTTACATAACTAAATGCCAAGGTATCAAATCAACAACCAGTAAGTAAAAGCAAATATAAGTATAGTTATGAAGATAGTCTTAGTAACTGGGGGTTTCGATCCTCTACATTCGGGCCATATTGAATACTTTACTGAGGCAAAGAAGCTTGGAGATGTTTTGGTTGTAGGTATTAATTCAGATGAATGGTTGACACGCAAAAAAGGAAGACCATTTATGCCTTTCAAAGAAAGATTAAAAATTATTGATTCTTTATCAATGGTAGATGATGTTATGTCATTTGAAGATGCTGACGATACAGCCAATCAAGCTATTTTTAAACTAATGTGTACAACTGGTAGTGGACATGATATTGTATTTGCTAACGGAGGTGATAGAAAAGAAGGACTAGTGCCAGAAGAAAATATATATGGTGACAAAATAGAATTTGTGTATGGAGTAGGAGGTGAAAACAAGATCAATTCAAGTAGTTGGATACTAGATGAATGGAAAACGCAAAAAACTGAAAGAGATTGGGGTTATTGGAGAGTGTTGGATGATAAACCATCCAAAGGATATAAAGTAAAAGAACTTGTAATATACCCAGGAAAATCTTTGAGCGATCAGAAACATTTTAAAAGATCTGAATTATGGACCGTGCTAGAAGGTACGGTAAATATGACAACTGAATGGCAGGAAAGAAAGTCTGATGTTGAATTACAGCCAGGCGGTTTACAGTATGAAATAGGCAGAGAAGTATGGCATAAAGCAACAAACAGCGGAGATGTCAATGCCCATGTGCTTGAAGTTCAACGTGGTACATGCGTTGAAGAAGACATAGAAAGAAGGGACTAATGAAAGTATTTGTAGGTTACGATACAAGAGAAGACATAGCTTACCAAGTATGTAAGCATAGCATTATTGCTAGAAATAAGGACATTGATGTACGTCCACTAAAGCAACAAGAACTAAGAGATGCGGGGTGGTATACACGCCCTATTGATAAACTAGCATCAACAGAATTTACTTTTACAAGATTTTTAATACCGGAACTTACTAATTATGAGGGCTGGGCTGTATTCATGGACAGTGACATGATTCTTACCACAGACATAAAAGAACTGTTTGATCAAGCAGATGATCAATACGCAGTGATGTGCGTTCAGCATGATTACAAAGTAACTGAGAGTACAAAGATGGACGGACAAAAACAAACTATCTATCCAAGAAAGAATTGGTCAAGTATGGTTTTATGGAACTGTGGACATCCTAGTAACAAGACAGTAACAAAAGATTTTGTAAACAATCCGGAAATTACAGGAGCCTATCTACACAGATTTAGTTGGTTGAAAGATGAAGAAATTGGTAGTTTGAATCACACTTGGAACTATTTGATGGGAGTGTATAGCGACATAGAAAAACCAAAATTAATACACTACACAGAAGGCGGCCCTTGGTTTGAAAATTATAGATACTGTGAGTATCATCAGCTATGGAAAAATGAATTACATAATATGATGCATGGAGCAAAAGATGAGTGATACTGTTCCTCCTAAAATGTTAATGATAGACGGGGAGGATGAAATATTAAAACATTGGAAGCAAGGAACCGATGCTTTAGTAATTGATCGAAAACAAATATCAAGTAAAATTAAAGACAGTCCTTGGCCTATAGATATTCCTGTTTCTTTTAGAAGCATGACTAAACGTAAAGAAATATGGAAATGTTGGGAAACTGGTAGGCCTTTTTACTATATAGACAACGGTTACATGGGTAACCTAGATAAGAAGAAACGTTGGTATAGAGTAGTAAAAAACAATATTCAACATACAAAAGTTCCTTTGTTCATGGGCACGGAAACTAAATGGCCAATTGATAGATACCAAGAGATTTGTAGGATAGCACCATACATGCACTACATGGGGCAAAAATCTAACAAACAACAAAACGGTTCTATATTATTAGTTACTCCATCTGAAAAACCTTGTGCGTTTTATAACATTACGAGAGACGATTGGGTACGCGATACAATAGCAGAACTTAAAAAACACACCGATAGACCAATTGTAATTAGAGACAAAGGTTTGCGTCCGGATAGAATTAAAAATGGAAGTGTAGCTTCGCAATGTCATAGAGAAAGAATACATAGTGTTGTTACATATCAAAGCATGGCGGCATTAGAAGCAATTCATTTCGGCATACCAGCTTTTACAATGGCTCCGTGCTGTGTACAAAGCGTTGCCAATACAGATTTGTCAAAAATAGAAAATCCAGTTTATCCAGATCCAAATAAATTTTTAAACTTATTAGCTTACCTTTCCTATTGTCAATTTACGTTAGAAGAATTTTCTTCCGGTTTAGCTATTAGAATGATAGAGGAGTTCAAGCTGTATGACTGATGTAATGAGAGTTTGTGCTTACTTGAAAGCTATTCCTCCAGGAAATAAAAATCCAGAAAAACCAAAACTACTTGAATATTTTGTAGAAGGAGTAAACAAGTCAGGTGATAAGTCAATGTTAATCAATTCATATCAACATGAACCAGCAGATGTTGCTATACTACAAGGTTATGTACATCCAGGAAGTAAACATGTTCCTCATCTAAACTTAAGGCGTGATGTACTAGACAAACAAAAATCAATAGGTGGTAGGACAATCATAGCTGATGCTAATTTATTTTTAGCGTATGATCCTGGAAACAAAAATACTTATTTGAGATACAGTTATGATGGTATATTTCCAAATACAGGAGAATACTGTGACTCTAAAGTTGATCCACAACGTTGGGCTAGGATGAGAGACATATTAGGCTTAACGCTTAAACCTTGGAAGAAACACGGAGATTATATTTTAATCACATGTCAGAGAGACGGTGGCTGGAGCATGAATGGTCAATCAGTTATAGAATGGTTACACTTATTATTAATGAAACTTAAAAATTTGACTGATAGAGTAATAATGGTGAGGTTTCATCCGGGAGACAAAAAGATTTCTAAACACATGATGCAATTACAAGCTATAGGACACAAGGTACGTTTTAGTTCTCCTAGTGTAAGTTTGCTTAAAGAACTTAATGATGCTTACTGTGTAATAAGTCATAACAGTAGTCCTGGAGTTGTATCTGCTATTGAAGGTGTTCCTATATTTTTATTGGATCCTGAAAGAAGCCAAGCTAAAGAAGTAGCAAACGTTAATCTATCAAACATAGAAAATCCTAATTATGATTTTGATAGAGAATCATGGCTCAGAAGAGTAGCAATGAGTCATTGGAGACTAGATGAAATTAGATCAGGTGAATGTTGGAGGCATATGAAGCAATGGGCGAAACAATAGATATCAAAGTAGTAACAACATTTCATAATGAAGGTTATGAGTTATATGGTAAAAGATTTTTAGAATCGTTTGCTAAAAATGTAGATAAAAAGATAAAGATGTTTTGTTTTACAGAAAATTGTAATCCTGAAAATCCTGATCCTAATCAAATTACTATTGAAAGCCAAGAGTTTGTGCTTCCTAAACTAATGTCATTTAAAAGAAGGTGGAGGAACGAGCCAAAGGCAAACGGCATACCACCTGATGATATAAAAGCAAGACGTCCAAGAGATCATCACAAAAAGTTCAAGTGGGACGCAATTAGATTTGCTAATAAAGTTTATTCAGTGTTTGCGGCTTGTGAAAGAAGCACTGATTGGTGTGTATGGATGGACGCAGATAGTTACATACATACTCCGTGGAGTTATGAACAGTTTAAATCATTACTACCAGATGATAAATGGATCACATACGTAGGAAGAGGTAAAGGATCACAAACCTGGCCTGAGTGTGGATTCTACGGATTGAATCTAAAGGATGTTATATGTCAGGACTTCTTAAAAGAATTTGAAAGAGTGTATGAAGAAGCAGAAGATGGAATTTTTAAATTAGAAGAATGGCATGATAGTTTTGTATTTGGAAATATTTTAAATTCTATGAAGGATTACTATCCTGAAGTTTTAGACTACAGTAAAGACATTTATGTCAACACAGCAAAGACAGGTGGCGGAGGTCATCCACTTATCAATTCAGTGCTTGGAAATTGGATCGATCACATGAAAGGTGATAGAAAGAATGTTGGACATAGTTTACAAAAAGACTTAATGAAATCCAGGGATGAAAAATATTGGAATGAAATTTAGTTTATGGACAAATAATGGCGCACTCAATTCTAAACCTATTTTTACTGCCTTTGCTACTAGTCTTCACGATAACGGTCACTCTGTTCTGTATAATGATATGGCTGGGGATATCCATGTTATTTGGAGTGTATTATGGTATGGTCGTATGGCTCCAAACAAAGCTGTATGGGACGAAGCACAACGACAAGGAAAGCCAGTAATAGTATTAGAAGTAGGTGGTATCAAAAGAGGTACCACTTGGAAGGTCGGACTCAATGGTATTAATAAAGAAGCAAACTTTGGTCCAATGGGCAATGATGATTCTCGCGTCCGTAAATTAGGACTTACGTTAAAACCTTGGAAATATAACAATGAGTATGGTGATATAATCATAGCATGTCAACACGCACACAGCCATCAATGGAGAAATCAAAAATCTGTACAAACATGGGTGTATGATTCTATTGACTTACTACGACAGCACACCAATAGAAAAATTATAGTAAGACCACATCCAAGAAGTCCTATTCCTGGCATTCAACACGAATTTAAAAATGTTATATTACAAGTTCCTTCTCAAATCCCACAAACGTATGACGACTTTGACTTTGACCCTAGTGACGCTTATGCTGTAATAAACTGGTCAAGTAATCCTGCTACACAGGCTGTAATTCAAGGAATACCTGTTTTTGTAGGTCCAGACAGTTTAGCATTTGATGTAGGTTGTACAAATCTTGCTAGTATTAATGCTCCTGTGATGCCAGATAGAACACAATGGTTAAATGATATCGCATATACTGAATGGACTTTGGACGAAATTGAGCAAGGAATTCCTTTAAAACGCTTGACATCTAGCCTATAATCAAGTATACTACAAACATGAAACAAGAAAATTGTGAAGGTTTACTCTCTCTGCTGACAGGTATTACTATACCAAGACCAGTCATGCTGAAGGTACTAGACAATGGATATACTCTATTAGATGCTGATGCTAAGATATTAAAAAGCATAGCAAAACAATTATCAAAGGGTATTCCTTTAACAAATAGACAACATAGTCTTGTGTTAGATAAACTTGAAAACTATAGAGATCAATTTATTAAAAAAGGAATAGATATTGACCTATATAAAGACAAGTTAATGTATCCTTATAGAGAAATTGACAGATCACATACTTTAAAACTAGATAACGATGTATTGAAAATAAGATTTCCATTTAACAAAAAAATAATAGATAGAATAGAAGAAGTTAGACGTGTAGATATTCGTAGCCATGAATACAATAACAATACGCATAAATTTAAATACACGCCACAAACTTTAATGAAGTTAGTTAAGATAGCAAGAAAATTTGATCACAAATTTGAAATAGACGAAAATGTTGAAGACATTTATCAACAATGTTTAAAGTTTGAAGAAAACAAAGAACAGTATGTGCCTGGTGTATATAATTACAAGGTTAAGAATGTTCCTGTAATAGTTCAAAACATGTTGCTAGATGAGATAGGAGAGTGTAATAGAGACACCCTTCCCTTGTATTATGATCGGAGAGAACTTTTTGGATTACAACATTTTGATATGGATAAAATATCACAAAGCTATGCTAGATTATCTGTATTAACAAATAAAATAATTCAACGTAAAGATCCTACTATAGTATTACAAACACAAACACATACTATTGATCAATTAGTACAATCGCTTTTAGAACTTAATAGACTTCCAATACTAATTGTTTTAGATGAGAAAAAAGCATTAGATCAATTAACTGTTTGTCATAATCATTTCAAAAACGTTGTACATAGTTCTGAAGTATCAGTTTGTTTTAGAAAACCAAATACAGAAGCAAGAGATCCGTTTAACGAAATGGTTAGCGAAAAAGGTATCAATAATCCGGTTGACAAAAACTCCAAAATAGTGTATATTAATAATAGTAAACTGCCTAAGCCGTTGTTACAAAAAGATTTTTCTCCTAGAGCTGTAGTTAGTCTTGGAGGACATATTATTGGTTTTAACAACGTAACAAACTTTATACAACAGTTTGATCTTCAGATAGTGTATGAAGATAATAGCTCATCAGTTTACTGGAACAAAAGATTAAGGAAGATAGTAAATGCCTAGTTGTAGGTTAATTATACAAGATGAAGTTAACATCAAAATAGACGGCTTGCCTGTTGATGTTAGAAGAAAGATATCGAACGCACTAAAGTTTGAAGTGCCATATGCTAGATACATGCCACAATACAAACTAGGACGTTGGGACGGAAAGGTCGGCTTCTTTGGGCTCGGTGGTTCTGGGTATGTTAATCATCTTGATACAATCAATAGTGTTCTTCATAAATGTGGAGTACAAATAGATGAGATCGAAGATCAAAGACAAAAAATAAAATTAGATTTTCAAGCTATAACAGAAAACTTTTGGGCACATAAAACTTGGCCGAAAGGACATCCTGCTGAAGGAGAAAAAATTATATTAAGAGATTATCAGTTAGAAGTAATTAATAACTTTTTAGCAAATCCTCAGTCGTTACAAGAAGTTGCTACAGGAGCAGGTAAAACAATTATTACTGCTACATTAAGTAAACTGACAGAAGATTATGGACGTAGCCTTGTAATTGTTCCTAATAAATCATTGGTGACACAAACAGAAGAAGATTATGTAAACTGTGGATTAGATGTTGGTGTGTACTTTGGAGATAGAAAAGAGCTTGGTAAAACACACACAATCTGTACTTGGCAAAGTCTAAACATATTAGATAAGAAAACTAAAGATGGTGAAGCAGTATTAACATTAGCAGAGTTTTTGGAAGGCGTATCAACAGTAATAGTAGATGAAGTACATCAAGCAAAGGCAGAAGTTTTAAAAAATTTATTGACACGCAACTTAAGAAATGCTCCAATACGTTGGGGACTTACTGGTACAATACCAAAAGAGAAATTTGAGTTTGAAGCTATACACGCAGGTCTTGGTCCTGTCATAGGACAAATAAGTGCTAAAGAATTACAAGACAAAGGTGTGCTGAGTGAATGTCATGTGAACATTGTACAATTAATTGACACTCCTGTACATTCAAACTATCAAGAAGAATTAAAATATCTTGTGACAAATGATCCAAGAATAGATTACTTAGGCAAATTACTTAACAAAATCAAAGCATCAGGCAACACATTAATACTTGTTGACAGAATATCAGCAGGAGAAAAATTACAAAAATCCATACCTGGTTCACAGTTTGTGAAAGGTGATGTAAAATTAAAAGACAGAAAGGAAGCGTATGATGAAATCAATGAAGGTACTAATCATGTCGTTATTGCGACATATGGTGTGGCCGCCGTTGGTATTAACATTCCTCGTATTTTTAATCTTGTACTCATTGAACCTGGAAAGAGCTTTGTGAGAGTAATACAATCAATAGGCAGAGGCGTAAGAAAGGCGAAAGATAAAGACTTCGTACAGATATGGGATCTTACATCAACTTGTAAGTTCGCGAAGCGGCACCTTACTCAAAGAAAAAAGTTTTATAAGGAGGCGCAGTACCCATTTACAATAGAAAAAGTAGAATGGAACTAGAATGAAAATACTTACGTTAGAAAACAAGCCTCTAGATCTAAACACGCTACCGGATCAAATAGAAGAAGATATAAGATTTAGTATATTAGATAATTCAGATTCAAACAATCCTGATTTCTTTTATGTGCCTTTAATCTTTTTAGAATCTTTTAGTTCACCTAGTTGTGTTTTGGATATAGGAGGTTTTGAAGTCCAAATGCCTATAGATTGGCATATAGCAGTTGGATGTCCGGACAGCGGAAATGATATAGAAATATTGCCATTAACCAGCATAGGAGATAGAGGATTCGAAGCATTTATTTTTAACCCAATGACCAGCTTCAAACCAGACTTCACTCCTGTAAAGGTAATTAATTATTATAATGATGTTAAATGGTACTTTCCAAAAGTAAGAAACGCACAACTTTTAAGTATACCAGTTGAAGAAAAAAATGAACCAATGTGTGCTTTCTTTATTAAGGACATTACTAGACAAACAGAAGTTATCAAATACGGAGAATTGTTTTAATGAAAGCAGGTAAGATATGGGGACAGACAGAACTCATTCATGCTAATGGAGTTCTTGAGTTTCATAGAATAGAATTTAAGAAAGGTTTCAAGTGTTCAGAACATGAACACAAATTCAAATGGAATGGCTTCTTTGTTGAGTCTGGCAAAATGATTGTTAGAGTTTGGCAAGATGATCAGGAAGGTTTGGTTGATGAAACTATTTTAAACGCAGGTGACTTTACTCAAGTTAAACCCGGAAAGATACACCAGTTTGAAGGTTTGGAAGATGGTATAGCTTTTGAACTATACTGGGCTGAATTCAATCATGATGATATCGTAAGACGTACAGTTGGAACCAAGGTCAAGAATGGATGACCAAACTTATACCAGGACAAGCTCTTATATACGAAAGAGCTAATGGTGTAACCTATGCTCGATATAGAGATCCTCCTCATAATATGATCGAACGTTGGGTCGTAGGTGGCGAACCTAAAGCAGTAGCAGAAGCAATGGGTATCATTGATTATGACGAATGGAAAGATATAATGATGACATCTGAGAAAAATGCCACTCTTAGAAAACTGATTGACAAGGTAAGAACAACCTATTATATTTTAAAGGAGCCTGAATGAATGAATATCCTGAAACAATAATTTATGTTGATGGAGACAATACATGGTGTATGGGAGAAGACATGGACCATCCAAAAGTTTACTATGCCGTTCCAGAAGAAGGTTATGTAAAGTGTATGTACTGTGATATAAAATTTATGCGAAAGGAAAATGATAATGACAAAGCCTAACACAACTTTTAAATTATCAATTAGAGATATAGAGGTAATAGAACAAGCCTTAAGAAACAAGGCAGGAAGAAGAGGTATGGCTATCGCACAAGGAGATACATCACCAGAGCTGAAAGCTGAGATGTATGAGATCCAAGATGTGCTTGGTAGAATACATGAACAGAAAAACTTTTATGCCAAGTTTAAAGACGGCAAAACTCCTTATGTGAGCGGATAATGAGAATTATAGCAGGACCTTGTCAACACGAAAGTATTTTAGAATCATTTGAGATAGCTTCTCATTGTAGAAGGATTTGTAAAGATCTAGGATTTGATTACTATTTTAAGTCAAGTTTTGACAAAGCAAATAGAAGCAGTAAGGACGGTATACGCGGAATAGGTTTTGATAAGACAATGAAAGATTTTTATCTTATCAAAGAAAAGCACGGCAACACACTGAAAATACTTACGGATGTCCATACTGTAGAACAGGTAGAATCTATTAATCAAAACCATAGTGATGTAATAGATGTTTTACAGATACCTGCCTTCTTATGTAGGCAAACAGATTTGGTACAAGCGGCTTGTGCTACAGGCAAAATTGTAAATATTAAAAAAGGGCAGTTTCTTGCTCCGTGG